CCGAGAACCAATGCTATAGTATCTTTATGTCTATATTGAAAAGTTCTTTGGCCATTTAGCATCATAGTTAATAGTGCCGGACTAATGCCAACTATCCTACATAACTTGCGTTGTGACATGCCGTGTTTGCTTAACAAACCGCGAAAGGTAAATGCTTTATTTGTCGTTAATTGCTCCATAAACGTGGTATAAACTTAAATACACGTTATTTCTTTTTACAAGATTTATTTTGGAATATTGTAGTATAAGGCGTAATATAATGACATCTTAGAGGATAAAATCATGACAACACAAAATTTTAAAACAGATTTACAAGCAGTAAAATTTTTAATTAAGCAAAGTGGTTCATCTACTTGGCAATTAGAAAAGCTTACTGGAATATCAAGACAAACGTTTGACCGCTGGAAAAAAGCAGATTCATTAGAGGTGCGAAGCACAACTATGCAAGACTTTGCGGAAAAGCTAGGCTATAGGGTTGAGCGAAATTATAACGGCATTGCCGTTTCACCACATAATAAAAAAAAGACCGGAGAACTAACAATGAATCAGCAAAATAGACTTATTGCGTATCAGGAAGCGGAAATACAGCAGTTAAAAGAGAGGGTGGAGCGACACAAGTCTACACCTATACAAGAATCAGTTTGGGGCAACTTGGATTATGACTTCGCATGTGAAGTTAAGCTTACTTTTAATAATTTTAAAATGGGTAGAACTATATTATCTATAACGAACAAAGAAGCACAATCCAAAATATTGGGTTATAGTGTAATTGAATTAGAAAAGCTATGGGATATTGGAACGCATTATAACAACTCTGCTAAACATCCTATTGATGCGATACTAAACAGTGAAACTTTAAAAGGTATAGAAGAACGAATAAAATCATTACCTCAAATTTTTGAACAATTAAAAAACATGATGGGCAATCACTATATACCGCAAACACTTACATATATTCGTAAAGACAAATCACTTATTAATGCAATAGCATATAATAAAGTTGACTGGAGAAATAAAACAGTTCAGGCTAAAGTAAAGTTTTTGCTAAATGAGTAATTAGTTCACACACATTTCACCACAATAAAAAACAGAGGACAAACACATGGCAAGTATGAAAAAGGTTAAGGGGCGCAAAAAGTTGTATCGAGTCCAATATAAATGCCCACACACAAACAAATGGAAGCAACAATACCATGACAATAAAGATGATGCAGTTATTGCCTTATCCCATTGGCAGCAAGTACAATTATTTAAAAAGAATAATATGGACTGGGAAAGCCTACTTCATAAGCAACAAGCACCAATAACAGTAGGTGAGGTCTTTACTGCTTTTACAAATAATGTATTAAGCACAATGACCAATGTTGATACTAAAGCTAAATACAATGTAGTAATGAATAGTTGTCGTAAAGTATTTCCTGACGAAACATTTGTAAGTGACATTAGGACCATGAAAAAAGATGTAGTTGGAATGGAAGTTACTGGATGGATAATATATAAGCGAGAAATGGAACTTGTGCATGGTCGTTCTAGGCGAGGCATTGATAGCTACTTGCGTGATATACTTCATATATTTAACTGGGCATTTGAAGAAGAGTTGATACATAAACTAGTGATGAAGAAAAGCGATCGCTATAAAGATACTGAGCTTAAACCCATTGTATATAAGACTTGGAGCGATGAAGAAATACATGCTCTATTTAATCATGCAGGATTAGATGACTTCCAAAAAGATATAATGTGGCTTTTTGCCGTATTGGGTTCTAGAGCTAATGAGCTTACTGGTTACCAAAGGACAAAGCCGTATAAGGAATTGCACTGGGAACATGTTAATCTTGAGAATAATACCTTGCAATTGCTTCAAAAACGTAGGCAAATACGCGAAACGGTAGATGTGCATCCATCTGTTATGGTTATACTTAAGAAGTGGAAAGAACGTGGACATAAGCGGCCATTGGACATGAAGTACAAAGCGCTTAATAAAATTATGCATGAGATTGCTGCTATTACTGGCATTGAGTTCACTTGCCATGATTTGCGTAGAATGAAAGCGCAAGTATTGCGTAATGAGACACATGACTTACCGCAAGCATCTCGCAGTATTGGTGATAAGTCGGATGCAGTAGTTGACAATCATTATGCTGGCATCAGCATCGCAGAGCAACGTACTACAAATAATCAGGTACATGATTCACTTACTAGTATTATTTCAAAAAATTAGTTACAAAATAAATGTGTAACTAAATGTAACTAAGAAATATTCCATAATATGCCATAATATGCCAAACTATGAAATTTAAGTATATAGCAAAAAACCCCACTAAAAGTGAGGTTTCTCGTCGTGTACCCGGGGCCGGACTCGAACCGGCACGGTATTGCTACCAACGGATTTTAAGTCCGCTTACGAGATTGTCGTGAAAGACACTTTTTGTAACTAAATGTAACTAAGAGGTTAGTTCTCTCATCACCACCTGGCATGAGAAAATATCAGGTAACACTGTTTTAAATGTCAGTGGGCGAACTAACCTTACCCAATGAAATGGTCCAGTTGCGCCATCTTCGCTATATATAAAAGGTTCTCGATCTGTTACAATATTAGAGAAAGCTTCAAGACTCGTTTTATTAGCGCTAGTCATATGATTAAAACTAAGTGTCATAGTTTTGTAATTATCATGCTTGTTAATATAGTAGCGATTAGCACCATACGCTTTTACTTCTTCTGTACCAAATGTGTGTTTGGTAATAATATTAGCGGTTGGCTCAAGTGGTAGTTCAAACTGCTTGCCAAAGAATACTTCTGCTATACCAGTTAAATCACCCTCTTTGCTGTTTAGCGTCCAATATTGCATAGATAATTCTGTTAAGGTTCTTATGTTCCATCCTACCGCTAAACTATCAATATCATTAAATATACCAGTAAATGTGCCGCTTGCTGCACTATCACGATTAACTCTGATTTCATTATCTGTCGCAACAGTACTATAAATAGCACAAAAGTTTGGTGACACTGCACTACCAAAATTAAATTGTAACCCCTCATTTACTGCCCAACCACCAACGACTTTGGCTATACCGCCATCATTAGCTCTATGCTCATCTGTTAAAGCGTCTGCACTTGTGAATTCGGCTGGAGAAGCACCATTATTTATAGTACCATCTGTTAACGTAGCAGAGCGCGATCCTAAATTATCATAATAAATAGTTTTTGCCATTAGGGTGATTCTTTTAGTGTTATTGTGGTAGAATAAGTATTTGTAGCTATTTGATTAAACGCAAATGGTTTAGCAAGCCTAACAGTATGATATGCTGACTCATCATAATACACAAATGTATATAGATTACTATAATTAGTTTGAAGTAACTCTAAGCTAGTTTTATTCGCTTCTGTTATGATTGGTAGACTAATAGTCCACTCGCGCAGTTCTGTGTCTATTTTATTTGTAAATTCAGTATTGTTATAAGTACTACTTTTAAAAGAACTAAAAGGTACTCGCGTAGTAATACTATTACCATCAATAGGCAATGCAAGCGCCGTGCCAAAATATATTTCTGAAATACCAACTGCTGAACCAGCGGCAGCTTCTACAATCCAATACTGGGCGCTATACGTAGCAGGAAAGTTTAATATATTCCAACCTACTGCGTAATCTTGTGTAAAAACTGATAATTCATTGGTTACACCACTTGCAGCATCATCATAATGTATTCTTAAAGCATCCGTATCAGCAGCAGTATAATAAATAGATGCAAAATTAACACTCTTTGCACTTCCTAAATTAAATTGCAATGCATCACCCTCTCGTGTTGCGGTACTCCAACTAGTAATAGCAGTATCTAAACTAAGGTCTATAGCCTTGTCTTCGTCAGTTAAGCTTGTGGAGTCAGCAAAGCTAAATGCACCACTTTCATTGTTTTCAGTGACTGTACCATCGTTTAAGGTAGCACCTCTTGTATTAACACTGTCGAAGTATAACTTATGTGCCATTACGCTTTATGTACTTCCATTGCTTTAATCTTCAAACTATTTACAGTACGAGTTGTTTCAGTAATGCGAAACTGATAGTCAGTATAATTAGCATCCGTATCACGCATACGAAAATCTGCTGGTGGGTTACTAAATGTAATCATATCTCCAATTTCAAGTTTCCATAAAGTTGGATCAAGTATCTCACATTGCGCTGTGACTCGCTGTACTTTAAATAAAGCAATTAAATTTTTTGCTGCTTCAAAATCATTAACCCAGTCTTGATTTAATGTAATAACGCCACTGGTATCTGTAAAAGAATACGTGGCTTTAGTTGCTGATTCTGTATATGATGCACCATACAAATACGTACCTGAAACTGGGTGCTTGTCAAAATTGAAGTTTACTTTCCAAAGCATTTTACTTAATGGTATTGTCGCAAAACTAGCATTACGATACATAGCAGTTGTTAAATCGGCATCAATGCTTTTACTCGTTCCATCTTCAATAAGATAATGCATTTTGCCATCACTAGGTCTAATATATCCAATAAACCCAGCTTCTTTTTGTAGCTTATTAAGTGCATCTTGCACTGTCATTTTAGGATCGTCTATCGTGCATCGCACTGCCCCATCAGAAATGTAATTGTTCTCGACGGCCAACTGAGATGTATCATCAATAATATCTCCAGGTCCAAAGTTTACAAGTATATTCTCATGTACTTCAGTAGGACCGTGGTCAGCTAATTCTGTATAGCCACTTTCTAATGCCGTGCCATCTTGCCCAACGTAAATCGTTTTAGGTACAGCTTCCATACTGTTACTGGCTCTACTAACAGTTTTATCAATTTCTAAGTAGGTTGTGAAGTCTAGATAAACACTGTACACTTTTAGCATGCGAGCGTTATTTTGATCGGTTATCCTTATTGCAATTACAACATCTGTAAGATTTGCTTCAGGATCATAACCCTGGCTTGAGCCACTATTCCAATCAGATGTAATATCTTTTGTTACCGTGTATTTAACCTCTCCAGCAAAACCGCCCCATGAATTATCTCCTGACCAACCAGTGGAAGTTCTTACGTCTGATGAATGAATGCTTGCTAAAGTATCATTGCCTGAACCATTTTGATATATATGCGATACAGAAAAACTTACAACACCATCAGGAATGTCATTTGTTACATTATTTGCAACAAGTACCGCTTTAACAGTTTTAACTTTACCAAGTAATTGTCCTGAGAATGCAGCTATAAAGCCTGCTGGACTACCACTAGCACTACCAGTTGTTGCTGGAGATATCGAGCTATCATCATTGTCATCAATAGCATTTGTAGGACTTACTTCTATATCTAAATTAGGATTAGTTAAATCTGCTTTAGCAACTTGAGAGACTGGTGATAACCTAACACTATGCTTAAAGAATGTTTGATTCGTTGTAGTATCTGATACATTATTAATGCGAATAACATTTGTATTAAATTTTTCTGATGTTGCTGTCGTAGCATTCTCTATTGGTATAAATCTGTCAATACTTTCTACATAGATTTCACCTCGACCGCCACTATTATTTAAACCCTCATCATAATAGACATACGAACTATCATGTGTAATTAAACGTGCTGGTCTTAAATCTTTTGAAGTACAAAAGCCTGGACTTGCTTCTGTCGATGTGTTTTCAGTATAGTCACCATAGCTAATTGGTTTAAACTTGCCCTTAACTGGTGTATTATAACCAGTAAGACCACTAAGTTGTTCTTGTAATATTTTATTTGAACGCCAAGCAGCAAAGTCTTCACAATTAACACTTATCTCTTTATCTGTTAACTTAGATATACCAATTACTCGCCCAGTAAATACTTTTAAGCAATCACTAAGCGCTGACATTGTACCATTGGTAGCAAAGTAGATAGTGACCACTTTGTTTGTTCGTTCACCAAACGTAGGCGCATAGCCATTATTGGCTAGGCGTAATGTTATATTATTGGTTCTACTTGTAAAGTTACGTAAATCTATGCTTGAGGTTATACCGGGAGCGCTTAACAATCTTCCATCATACGCTTGCGATTCTACTGTTACATCTCTTGTACTAAGATATAGAGTTGAACTGCCAGCAATAGTAAGTATGGGGAAAATGTCATTGTTACGCTTGAGAGAGTTAGTAAAATTTGTACTTGGAGATAGTGCCATAGGTTATGCGTTAGCTTCACGCCTTAATTCTTCTTTTATAGCAGGCAGGACTTTGGTTCTAACGTGATCTTCATCACCAACCATGTCTCCTGCAATATTAATTGTTAAACCACTAGTTGGTTCTGCACCGCTATTCATTTGTGCTAAATTTTGCAGTCCAATACTGTTTACCGCGCTTCGTTGCATAATAAACTCACCTGATTGTGCGAGGATTGGTACATTGTCACCACCTTGAACCATGCCGCCAGTCGCAAATCTTTGTATACCAGTATCTTGGATAAGACCACCAGTATGTCCAGTAAAAGCACCTATAATACTACCCAATAAAGCTGAACTACCGGTAGCAACACCACCCGGACTAAACACGCCCATTGTAATTAACTTACCTAGTGTACCAACTAATGCTTTAAACTGGTCTTCTGCGCTTGCGCCAGCACTCATCATCGTTCTTAAACCGGATGCAATTGTTGTCGTTGCAGCAGCAGTGCGTAACAATTGGTCCTCTTCTTCTTTTTTAGCTTTTGCATTGTCTTTTGCTTCTTGTTTTGCAGCTTTTGTTACGCCGGTTAAGTTGTCATATTTTTCCTTAAGCATTGTCAGTACTGCCATCACTTCTTCATTTGTACCTAATTCTTCTTGATGAGTCGCAATGAGCAATTCAAGGCTTTCAATTTCTTTTAATTGCGCTAAGTCTGTTTCTTTTAATAAATCATTAAAAGATTTTTGTGCATCTTTTAAACCTGGCGTAATGTTTGCTCTACGCTCTAGTTCATCGTTAATGGCTTGTATTTTTGGTATAAAGCTTTCTGCATTAACATTGGTTGCAACCTGAGTAGTGTTAAACTCTTGCTCTACTTTATTAAGACCATCAAACGCATCGATTGCGCCTATGGTAACACCATTACCTTTTGACAGCACAATATTAAATAAATCAGTGTTTTCACTTAACTTTATTACACCATCCGCTGCTTGATCAACTGCCGGCGGTATAAATGTCATATTATCACCAAATTTAATGACAGAATTTGCTGAGTCTTCAATTGGTTTTTTAGATGCTTCTATTTGCTCTTGAAGTGATTTTAATTCTGCGTTTAACTCTTCAACAGATAAGCGTTCTATTTTAACGCCAAATTCTTCAATTGACTCACCAAAAATATCAAAGTTTTCACGGTCTTCAATCGCTCTACGTAAAACATCGTTTGCTGCATCAGCAAAACTACCCAAGCCTCTAACACCAGCTTTTAATGATGGTAATAAGACATCACCAATCCTAGCAGCAAGTCTAGTCACACTATCTGACATATTACTAAATGCACCGGTAAATGTTTGTGACATTCTATCAGTACTACCAGCAATTCCAGCGGCAGGATCAACAAGCGTAGCTTGCAATGCATTGCGAAATTCAGGTAATGTGATTTTGCTTAAATCCTCAATTTTAGAAAAGTCTTTAACTAAATTTAATACGCCACGCTCTCTTAATATATCAGCAGCGCCTGCACCACCAGCAAAAGCGCGACCAAGTGAGTTAGCAGCTTCTGTTGCCGTCGTACCCATGAATGCAGCAAGGTCAGCTACTGGCTTAATCATACCCTCTGCATCAGCTCCAAATGCTTTTAACTGCGCACCGGCCTCTACAACATCTTGCAAACTAAACGGCGTAGTTGCAGCAACTTCGTTAAAGTTTCTAAATGCGCGTTCTGCTCTTTCAGTAGAACCCATAAGGCCCACTAAACGAGTCTTGACATCTTCAAAGCCTGAAGATGCATCAATAAACTTTTTAAATGCTAGTCCTGCTGTACCAAAAGCAAAACTTACAAGAAGTAAGTTGTTACGCAAGCCTGACATTCTGCGTCTAAATGTAGCAGCAACGCCACTACCCTTATTTGCTTCACGCGAAAAAGCTCTTGTTGATTTAGTAACTTGCTCTAAAGATTTGTTTGCACCTTTAAAACCTTTGGTGCGTATTTCAATTATAAATTTTTCAGCTGCCATCTTTTTCTAACCGTTGAATTGCTAAGTACTCTTCATCAATAGCAGTAAAAAGCGACATACGCTCACATAGTGCATTGTCCAATGATTCATATAGAGGTACATTAAAGCGTTTGTGAAGTAAATACTCTTCTAATAACGTGATAACATTCAGATCATAAAAAAAGGCCGAATCTGCGCAATGTAGCATGTTATAATATAATTGTTGCCCGGGTGTAAATTTGCCATTGTGGTCTTCTGCAAGTACGCGATAAACCTCATTCCATACTTCTTCTTTTGTGTATAGAATAGATTTTTTTAATGTGGGCGATTTCGCGCGATATGGAAAAACTAGATTGCGTGTTTCTACACTATGATAATTCATCCACATCGCAACGCGTACTTTTAGCTCTTTTTTTTGGGTGGATTCTTGTACCTTGTATAGATTTCACTCAATACTGTGTCAATCTCTGCATCATCTAAATGTCCTAGAGAATCTTCAGCATCGACAAAAGCATATGCCATAATGAATTCCATTACATCATAGTACTTCTCTAAGTTTATTTGTCCATCAGCTCCCAATGAACCAATCTCTAATCGGTGTAATTCTCTACGCTTTTTGAATGTTAATTCACGGCACTCAAAATCACCATGTTTTGTTTTTACGGTCATACAACCTCACTGTTTGTATTAACCCAGGTCTAACTATCACCAGCAGCACCTGAAAATTCAAAAATCTTAGATGTTGTTGCGCCAGTATATGTAGCTCTAAAAGGAATGACTTGCTTAAAGCCATCATCATCAAAGCTAATTGACGCTGCATCTATTAAGCATGTTGGTGCTGATAGTTGATATATAATTGCGCTTGAATCGTTTTTAGTATTTATTGCTAATGCAAATGAAGTATTTTCTGCTATAGCCGAAATGGATTCAGCGTCACGTTTTACTGTTAAAGAACCAGTAACCTCATAACCACCAAGAGAATAACCCATTGGTTTAAAATCGCTTGATGAATCAAATCCAATTCTAGTAACTGGCCTAGCAATATTTATTTCAAAGTTATACATAAGTAAATCTTCAGCGCTACCACCACTAGGTGTTACTTTTGTATCGACTAAATCATGCATATTAAACATAGTTTGTTGAGCAGATACTGCTGTAATACTACTATAGTTTAAATCACTGCCACCAGTTGGTAAATAAGCAGTTTGAAATACTGCTGTACACATTACTACACCACCATTACCGCCAATATCACCTGAGAAAGTCAGTGAAGTAGCCATACAACTTCTAAATACCATATCACTTGTTGCATCATGCGCAGAATCGCGAAAGATTAAACTGACTGGTATTGCATTAGTAGCTCCATCTTCAAATAGCATTGTAGTTGGCATTGAACCAAGTAAAGATGATAAACCACCACTTGCACCGTCTTCATATAAATTTAAAAGAACACGCTTTGTTGCAGCATCAGTACACATAAATGTAACAGAGATTTCATACATACGATCATGTCTTTGTGCGCGGACCATATCATCACTTTGCGTTAGGCCACCACCCACTCTAAATGGAGCAATGCTTAATGTTTGACCACCAGCACCAAGTTCTGAGAAACTAAAATCAGTAGCTGGAAGCTCAGTAAGCGCAGCACCAACAACCGCTGCTGTACCCATTGTTGCTTCTGTACCAATATATACGTTGGTATTATTTTTTAATTGAAATTTTGCACTTTTTGCCATTACTCAGCTCCTTTGCCTTTTGAGACATCTTTAACTTCTTCTAAATGTTTTTGCATATCTTTTGATAACTTGCCACTATACTCTATTTCTTGACCATCAAGCAACCATATATGCTTTGATGCCATCCCTAATGACATAAAGTTTTTGGTCGCATCAAGACTTTTATAAGATTCTTTTGCTTTATATTTCACACTAACTCCAATGTTGTACAGTTAAACGAAGTAATAGCGCGTAATAACTCATTATTATCTTCATCTCTTTCGTAAGCAATGTTTTCGACACTGCCATTAAAATATTTTGTTGTTCCACTTACGGCATAATTTTTATTATTATACAATAATCTTTTTAATCTTTCAGCAATACTACTCACTTGGCTAATACTATTCTTTGTGTAATTGCCGGAACTTTGTAGCTCATAGCTAATAGACACTTCAACATTTCTTGTTTGCCCACTGGCTAATAGCTCTTCAAGTTCATCACTTACTGGCGTTATCAAAAAACTCTGATTACCCTCATGGGCATCATACTTGATTGGGATTGTAAATTCATCTGCAATTATGCTAGATACACTTTCAATAACCCGATCATAAATAACATTTTCGTAAGAAATTGCCATCTATATTAACGGCGCTTAGATGACATTGGTTTACGCTTTTTCATTTTGCTCTTCTTAAGCTTGCTTTTTTTCTTCCCAATTTTTCCATATCCTTTTTTACCTGGCATGACTACTCCTTATCTGTATAATTGGCCTGATTTAACTGTACCTACTGGTAGTTCGTCACTTTGAAAGATGATGGACCACTCATCATTAGCAACATAAACTCCAGCTTGAAATCTTATCCTTGCTCCATAAGCAAGTGACTGGTAATTACCATTTACTTGCTCTGCATCCACTACCTTATGCATACGAATGCCACTATCATTTTTTACATAGACATCGTACTTAACTGGACTGCTTGTGCCAAGTGCAAAAGTGCCACCAGTTGAAATAACCACTCGAACCTCATCATAGTCAACATTGGGTGGCTGATTTATTTTAATATCTTCTAAATAACCAGTTGTGCTTGCATCAAGCGCAATCTCTTGTATAACGCCTTTTTCTGATGCGAATGAAGTCTCATTAGACATTACGTATTCACGGCGCTTAAGCTTATCTAAGAGGCCATCACCATCAGGACTAATTGCCATTGCTTCAATGACATCTGCTTTCTCAGGATCGCTACTTCTTACCAGGTCGGCGCAGGCGAGAATGGCGTTGATGCGAACAATGATGAAATCATAATTACGCTCGCTTGCGCCTTGGTATGTGGTGTTTCCACGTTTGTATATTGGTCTATCTATGTAGGAGCGCATTAAATCTGCTTGCTCATTACATATACGTGTCTTTAAATCTACCCAGTCTTGTCCAGCCTCAAAGACGGCACTGTTCAATGCAGAAGCAGAGGAACTGCCAAGATAATAATCTACGCTATCTGTTGCAGCATTATATTTATATTCATTATCTGCATTAGGTGTATCTGTTACTTTTGTTAGTTCTACACCATCTTTATATAAATTTTCTATGTAGCCAACATTGGATAAGCGGTACATGTTACTGCTTGGACTGCTCCAACTTGGTGATAATACTCTTTTACGGTCATAGCGATCAATATCGCTAACTACACCTTGTAGGTCCGTTGTTATATTGCAAAATGATTTATATATGCTACTCATGCTATTGCTATATCCTCAAGGTTTGGCAGTAATGTAACATTTGGTATCTCTGCCGTTGCAATTAAAGCAAGAATAAGTGCAAGAGACTCGCCTTGTGTATCGTAATCACTACGTATCTGTTTTTCTAATTCTTTTAGTTGAGACATTACTTCAATTATATTTTCTATTTTTTGGATTTCACTATCCATATGCTTCTACTATCTTGATGAAATGGTCTACAGTGCCTTTGCCACGCGCAGTATTATAATAGATTTTCCATTGTTTTGCTTGTTCTGTAATTGTCTTTGGCAATTTCTTAGGCACTCTGCGCCAATGTAGCCTGCAAAATGCTATTTGCGCTTTAACATTGTAAGTTAATATCTTGCGCCAAGCATCTTCATTAGGACTGGTAAAAAAGCGCCAGTCTAACATGCAGGCATTTGCTACTTCTCGCATAAGGTCTTCTCTATAAGCAAGATAGTTCTTGCATATATCCACCGCATTGTGTGGCTCACACTGGAAAAAACCGCGAGCCACATTTGAACCACCAACCTGGTATAAATATTGATACTTTGATTCGACTAGGCCAGTATGATAAACAAGCGATACTGCTTCTTTACTATGCAAGCCTATATCATGCAAAGTCTCATCTATGAGATTAATTAGTTGGTCTTTATTTACCACCAGCAAGTCCGTATATAATATCAGTAATTAGGTCAGCTACACCACGAAAAAACTCTTTTTCTCTGTCATCTTTGACGAATGGAATGTTAACTGCTTTATCCATTTTTTCCGCAAGTTCTTCTTCAAAATCATCGCTTTGTATCCACGAGAGCATCTCGCTTTTTACGCTATCGGCTTGTTGTTCTGCCATAGCGAGTAACATCTTTTTAATATCCATGCTATTTTCTTTCCTTTAGTATTTGTTTTATTTCTGCAATGTCTTCCATGATGACATCCAGCTTGTAGGTTAGCAAATTTCTATCTGACTCATATTGACGAGTATCAACTTTGAGTTCTAATTCTTTTTTAATGCTGCTTATATCTGATTTCATAAACCCAAATGCAAGTGTCATTGAGCCAATAAGCACAACAATTGTAACAACATTCTCTAATGATATATTTGTATTCAACTTCATATTACCAGTTTTTGCACGACCAATAACGAGCCGTTAGTTTATTTTTAGCGCCAGCACTATCACACTTATGCCTTGCTCTAAATGATTTGCGCCTAGCAGGACTATTCTTTTTAATGCGCATGTTTGGATCACCAAAGCGTATTAAACGCACTTTGCTACCGCTTTTAGCCAGTACTGCAAACTTCTTACTTTTACCACTGGTTCGCTTTGGTTTATTATAACCACTAAACTTTTCTCCGCGATATGTAATCATTTGCTACCACCATTGTTCTTGCCTTGCAAGTATGCAACACTCTTACTTAAATCTTCTAAGTTCTCATCTTGTCTGTCAAACTTCCGATCTATTTTGTCATTTATAGCACTTTTAAAATTGTTAATTGAGTCAATAAGTTTAATACATATGTTTTGCGTATTACTTAGCTCTGCGCTCATCTTACTTAAATCAGCACGTATAGACTCTAAGTCTTCTGTTTGGTCTTTCTGTGAGTTAACTAAGTTCATTAATAAATAGCCAAATAAAACGCATATCATTCCAGCACTTCCAAGCTGTATATACAATTCCGCAATCTCGCTCATTTTTTTTCCTCACACTTTTTACAAACACCGTTAAAAGCTTCTTTTACTTTTGCACCACAATAAATGCACTTAAATGGTATCTGTGGCATTATTTACGCTTCTTCTTTTTCTTTTTAGCAGCAGATTGTCTAAATGATTGTGCTGTTGGCGCTCCTTTTGAACCTGGTTTACGCATTCTCTCACCACTACCGCGTGCAATTCTTTTTCTTTTAGCGTGGATGTTTGCCCACAATCCAGCGCGTTTTTTCTTTCTAGCCATTTTTTACTCTCCGCAACTCTCTGTTAATAAAATAATTATGATTAAAGTCATCTTCTGTTAGCTCTACTTTCGTTTCGGCTTTCCAAAAATGTTTAATGGATTTATATCTAGCGATTTTTTGTACCATGCTTCTATTTCTTTCATCTCAGCATCATGTATTGACTTGAGGTCTGCAACTCGTTGCTCAAGCTCTGCCACTCTTCTTGCAGTATCGTCAATTTTCTGTTTAACACTATATGCAGCGCCAAAAATTGATAGCAATAAAAAAGCAGAATTAAACATCCAACGCAAATTGACACGAAAAGAAAGTGTATCTCCATCGGTAATTTCTCCAGTATACGACCTTGCACCTTTTTCACTCATACCTCTGTCGCTACACCATTGACAAGCGTATGCTTACCAATAATTAATGGTCCAGTAGTTTTTTCATGTAATTTGCTACACTCAGCATTATAACTAGACTGAGCAGTAGTCCAAGAATCGCTTCTCTTAACCACTGCTCCGCCACTAGTTACTATGTACGCTTTATTCTGCGCATCAAATGCAACGATTTCACTGTCACTAAAGCGGTATGAAGCATTTTCTTTGGTACGTGGTTTAAAGATATAAACCTTATGACCATGTGCGCATTTACGTACTAGCATTACTCTTCTACTTCGTCCTCAGATTCTAAAGACTCTTGCAAACGAGATATGAATGCCTCTTTACCAACTGTTAGTTGGTCTAGGTTAAATGCAGTGCCTCTCATTTTGTTTTCCAGGTCTGCAATATGATTTATCATTGCTTTTTGATCTTCTGTTAAGTCATCTTCAAGATATTCTTTATCAAAAAGTGTTACCTTACGAGGCTCGTTTTTTTCTTTTTTAGCCATTGTGTTTCCTATGTGCTATAAGTGACCAGGTTGATTAAAGTGCTTTTAAATCTTTCTCTAGTTCTTCCATGTCAGCTTGTTCATCTTGCATTTGCTTAATGTTAGCTTTCATGCTGTTAATTTCACTAGCAATTTGCTCTAAGCTATAAGACTGAACTGAGTCATCTAGTGCTTTACCAGTGCTTCCATCGAATTGCTTTTTAACTAGTTGTAATTCATCATGTGATTTTTCTGCTTGTGCTTGTCTAACAACATTTCCATCGTCATCTTTGACTTCAGAAACTGCTTTAGAATCAACAACTTTAGCTTTCTTTACAGACCAACTTTTAGCAGACTTCATTGCTTTGTAGTTTTTCATTATTTGTCCTCTAATTGTTTTTTGAGTTGTTTTACTTCGGCAGATAACTCTTGAACTGCTTTAATTAATGGAGTGATTAATTCTGTCTCACCAAGTTCTTGCATACCATCTCTATTTTCTTTCCAAACTGGAAACTCAGAATGACCAGCATTATCCATTGCTTTTTTAACTTCTTGAGCAATAAATCCATAATGTTTTTTATTAGGATTTTTACGCTCTGTTTGATTAGCATCATATTGTTCAAACTCTTGAGGATATTCACTTGGTGATTTCTTTTTAAATGTTACTGGTCTTAAATCATTAATAAAATCAAGACCTAATGTAGAATTTTCTATATCTTTTTTAATTCTTTTATCAGAAGAGTGTGTCCAAGTAGCATTTTCACCAAAATCATTTGTAATGAAATCAGATGCTCTGCCTATTCTAATTGTTTCCGTACCACCGCCATCAAAATCATCGTTTTGCCCAGCACCACTTCCGATAACATATTCATAATCAACATCTGCTGATGACATATTAATGTGATGCCCTAAAGCAATATTATTACTTCCAGTTGTAACATTTTCTCCACTAAAAGCACCTACAAAAGTATTATATGATCCAGTATTTATTAAACTACCGCTATCAGCACCTAAAAGAGCATTTCTTTCTCCAGTAGTTATAAATGAACCTGAACCTCTTCCTACTGCGGTTACAAAAGTGCCTTCAGTTCCAGTTGTGGGTAACAAACTTTTTAATGATTGATATCCTACAGCAGTATTACCATAACCAGTCGTATTAGCTTTTAATGTTTCATACCCAATAGCCGTATTTAAAGAACCTGATGTAAGGGCAG